GTAGCGCGGTACCTATCGTCTCTTGTAGCTCGGCCATAGCTAACTCACTTTGGGCAAACTGGCCCGCTGTAGAGTTCGCGTAGGCTTCCGCCTGTCCACCAAACTTAGCTTGTACCGCCGCTAGTGCCTCGGCTTCTGTGGCATTATCTCCCATAGTGATACCCAATTTCTTGAATACCTCTACGTTCTCCTCGTTCATCTTGCCTAGCATCTTAGTAGCTTGAGCTAGCGGTATATTAGCTCCTCTTGCAAGGTCTTGCGCTGCCGCCATGCGTCGCGCTGATTCGTCATAGTCGCCAGTAGCGGCTATGAGAAATTGCATACCGTCCCTTACTTCATCGTCGCTAAATGCTAGCTTCTGCCCCGCGTCTATTAGCCCGCCCATGCTATCTTGCATCTCGGCTAACCCGGCTGCGCCAGTACCGCTAGCTTCTGCTAAGTTACTGAGTGATAAATCTAGGCGTATTGTCGCTGCTTCATCCTCTGCCGCCGCTCGCGCTGCATCCATTAAGTAGCCCGGTGCCGCTGTTATGCCTGCGCCTAAAGCTACCCCGCCTGCTATCTTCCCAATACTACCGAGCGTCTTACCTAGACTACTCCCCTTTTTCTCGCTATCGTCTATCGACTTGTTAAGGTCTTTATTATCTCCCTCAAACTTAAACTTAAAAACGCCTAGTATCGTACTCATATTGTTCTAGTATCTCTGGCGCTACCGTGCCGTTCATGGCTAGCGTTGCGTCTATTAGCTCCTCTACTAACTCCTCTGGCGTCTTTTGTTTACTAGGCCACCATTTGATTAGAAAGTCTGTCCATTTCCTCCGCTTAGATTTCTTATCGCTGTTAATCGCTATCAGTACGTGTATTAACCGAGCTATACCTATATCTATTCGCTCCGCTAGTAGTGGCTCTCTCGTTGCGAATATCTGCCACTGTATAAGCTCCTCCGCTGATAGTCGATTCATTAGCTCGTTTCTTGTTATTCCTAAGTGCGCGGCTAGACGGAATTGAAATTGTAAGTCTGGCCGCTCCGTTAGTTTTTTTCTAGCTCCTCTATATCCTCGTCGCGCATACCGGCTAGCCGCTGCGCTACCTCAAATATTCGGTCTAGGACTACTGCGGATTTGTCGCCTAGTGTCTCAATATCTGCATCGGTAAATACTCGCTCTTTAGTAACAGGGTCTACGATTGATAGGCTTACCAGTCTAGCGCGAATATTTATCCTATGATACTCGCTCTTAACTTGCTTACCTGAACCTCTGATAACAAAGACTTCCGCCTCGAATGCGTCGCGCTGTTTTCCTGTTAGACCGCGTACAGTAATGCTAGTACCCCATTCGGGTACGTCTAGCACTTCCTCCGGTACGTCTACTGCGGCTAGGATAAGGGAACGCAGATTACCCGTTTGTATAACTCTCTGCGCTTCCTCTACCTCTGGTACGTCTCCGCTTGTTTCCTCTGTCATTGTTTACCCCTTGTGTTAGTAGTGTGTTAGCTTTCTAGTGCTGGCTCGCCAGTAGTCTTAATAATAAAGTCTGCCGTTAGCTTGCCATCTATCGGCCCCGCGCCCGGTGCCCATTGCGTAACGATGCCCCTAAATGCCCATGTAACAGGCACTAGCGCGGGTATGTCTATCTCAAAGTTGTGCGCGTTACCATCTAGTAGGAGACTTAATAGCCCGGTAGCGGGGTCATGGGTAGCGTCCCCCGGTATCCAGTTAACAGTACCCGTTACCTCTCCACCGTCTTTCAGTGTAGGGATAAACTCACGGAACGCATTAGGGCTAGCATGATGCGTAGCGTCTACTGTCTCCTGATTGATAGGGAATACTTGTAGGTCTGTAAGTTCTGCAATAGCTGTAAACGCCTCTACTGCTTCTCCGTCTCCCATCTTGAAAACTAGTCCAAAGGAACGTACTGCTTCTGTCATTGTAGTTTAGCCTTTCCTGTATTTGTGACTAACTGGTTACTGCGTATAGTAGTAGCTCGAATCTAGTTACCCCTCGTTAGTGCTTCGATATTAAAGGCGTATACTACTCGTTCTTTTTCGTCTCTAGTGAGTAGAAATGGTGCGGACAGTGGCGTAATAATAATCCAGTCGCTAGGGTATCCGTCCTTATTCCCTAGTGCGCGGTAGGCTGCGTCTGCGAGCGTGTAGGCGCTATCTGCCCCTATTCCTCTTACCATTACCTGTAGTCTAGGAGTGTTATACGCTACATATGGGCTATTGTGAATGTACTCCGGGGTGCCACCCGCATACAGTGTTACACTAACTGCATGGTCTGGCGCATCCGGCATCCGCTCTGCGAATAGGTTAGTACCTACGACACCTACCCCGGCAGTAGCTAGCACGTCTAGGAGCGTCCTACTAGGGGGAGTAGTCATACGCCATACGCCTTACTGATAGCATTACCCATCCTGTTAGCCATGCCGCCGTTGCGCTCGGTTAGTGGCTTCTCTAGGTACTTAGCGTTACCTACTGTGTGCCTAGCTGATAAGTTCTCATGTACGTATATGGCGTAAGCCGCCGAAGCTCCCCCGTACCCTATCTCTACGCTCCAATTATCGCCTTCCACTACTGGCCGGTCTACCGTACCACTAGCTCGCATAACGCCTGTATCTACGGGTGCCTGTTGCTTGCTAATAGTCATAGTATCCTCTAAGTCATTGTAGGCGGCTTGCGCCACAATCTTAGGCGCGTCCCTCCCTACTTTCTTTAGAGCCTCGTTTGACTTCTTAGCAGACGCTTCATCTAGCACTACCCTAAAACTAAATGTCATGTCATTATCGCTTGGTAGTAGATTTGTCCGTACTCGTCCGGCTGTTTGTCTACTGCAAGTATTACCGGGGTAGTACCGTCCGGCAGTGTTAGCCTATCATCCGCATTTACTACAGGCTCGCTAGGTACATAGATAGTAACTAGACTTATTAGCGTCTCGTTATCCTTCGTTAGTATGGCTCTGCGCTTGTGTTCGATACGGCCCATTACCATTACCTGTAAATCGTAGCTGTGCTCTCCATACTCGTTAACGCTTAAGCTATGTTCTAGCTTTACCTCTTGGTTCAACCAGTCCGCAAAGTCTGCTCGCATATCGGCCATGTTATATGCTACCATCCCTTGTAAAGAATGGTAGCACTCGGTCTGTATTCGCTTCCTGCGCTGCCTTAGCTCCTACACTGATACCGCCTGCTATTGGCGTTACTCGTAGCGTAGCTCTATCTACTAAGGTTTTACGTAGCTCCATAAAGTGTTTCATTCTATCGGATGCGTTAACACTTAGACTGCCGATAGTGCGCGATACCTCGTGTGCGTACCGGGCTATGAGCGAGTTACACGCCAGTATAGCCGCGTTAAGTGGACTACCACCTAGTTCTAGCAGGTAGTCAATTTCTGCATCTGAAAATAGCGGGTTAGCGGGGTCTGTATCCCCTATCCAGAATCGTACCGCATCTGCATCGCTGCCTGCCGGGTCTCCGCCATATGGCATAGCGTTAGCCCTCCCTCTGCATAGGAAGGACGGCAGTAGGGTTAGTCTTTGGGAGAAAGTCTACCACTCACTGCCGTCCTTTGTCCCTATACCGTAAGTAGGAAGGGGTACCACCTCTTACGCTGTATCTTCACTCTCTACAGTGCGATAGTCACTGGAAAGATAGCCCGTACTGACTAGCTCCTTAGTATTCGGCCAATCAGTACAGTCTACCTCTAGTCCTACCTCGTAACCGTCAAATCCTCTTGTTACCTTGCGGAACGTTCTAAGCGGCTCTGGCGGTTTCTTAGCGGCCATCCTACGTAATTACCGCGTTCCAGAAGTAGCCCAAATCAGACGCTACTACCTTGTTAACATACGCTATTTGGCCTTCTACTCGCTGAGTACCTAGCCCTAGCATATCCATAGGGATTTTGTAGATAGAAAGGTTAGCCCCGATACCGTGGCTAATACCCTTCCACATAAACGTATAACCCGCACTAGGCACTAGTAGTCCGGGGTCTGGCGCTGCGTGTACTAGTAGTGCGTGCTTACCAAAGAGTAGCGACATTGCATCTACCGCGCCTTCCTCGGCAGTATTGCGTACTGCTTTGGCGACTAGGTATTTACCTACTCCTAGATAGTTCGCTATCATATCTTCGGTAACGCTGGCACTACTGGTATACTTGAATTGGTCTTTAATGCCCGGATGCCCCTTAAGTGCGGCATCCACCTGCGCCCCTACTATTAGTGTATTACCCTCTAGCCCGGTGCTCTGCAACATTGCTAGTTGTGCAGTGCGAATGTCGCCAGCGGGGTTACTGGTTGCGTAAACATCCCACTTTAGACCCGCTGCTAGTGTAATATCAGTAGCCCAAACGCCAGACTTAAAGTAGTCGTTAACCCACTGGACTTCCTGCCTCAACATTAGACGATTCATTACGAACCGTGCCGCGTCTCGGTCTGCATCTAGTGGATTATCGTAGTTCTGGCGTACCTGCGGCCCTACGTCCTTATGGATGGCCCATACTCGCGCGGAGTACCCTTCACTAGCTAGGGTGTAGCCACTACCGGCAGACTCTACCCCGTCTGCCCGTAGCTGTGCCTCATCCCTAAACCAGTCCCCCTTACGATAGACAAAGTAAAGGTCTGATTGCTTGTCTACCGATACTACAGGGAATACCTTTTGGTTGATATACACGTCTTGCGACTGCATATAGGCAACGCTGATATTCGTTAGTATCGAGTCAACGTGTACTTGGTTCTGTGTTGGCTGTGGCATCTTTTGTAGCTACCTCTCCTTAGTTGGCCGTTAGTGCGGGCATAGGCACTACAAAGTTGAACCACCCGGTACCGAGTACCCCGGCTGCGCCCGGTGCAGTACGCGAACGGCCTACCCAATGCTGAGTAGGTGCCCCGGCTGCTACCGTAACAAACTGCCCGTCTGCCGATACGCCTAGCAAAGCTCCGATAGCGATAGCCGCATCCGCTTGATACTTGGATTCCCCGATAATCATTACTTCACCCGGTATTCCGAGTGCTGGCGTGTTCTGTAGAATACCGATTGCTCTATCGGTAATTGCACTACAGAGTACAATATCCCCATTAGCATCCTGCTTAACGGCCTTGTACTGGTTGGCTGCGGCTGACAAGTCCGCGCCTGCTGGAATACTGGCCTTAAGGGGTTGCATTCCCTCGGTTGTCATTAGTTGCCCCCCTCGTTATAGTGCCGCGCTACTAGCTCCGGCTCTCGCTCTGCTACCTCTGCAAATGCTTGCTCGATAGTAGGGGATTTGCCTTCTTCTACTAGCTTCTTAGCTTTGGCTTGGATTTCTGCGTAGGCAGTACCAATAGACCCGCCGCCTGCCTCGCTACCAGCTTCGGTAAACATACCACTAGATTGTACCTTAGTGGCATACTCGCGCTGCTGCGTAACGTAGTCCTTAAACTCCTCGGCATCCTCTCCGAATGCGGTAGCGAGTCCGGCTAGCGTCTTAACATGCTTCTCTACTTCACCATGCCAGCGAATATCAGACTCGCTAGAACGGCCCATTACCTCATCAGTAAAACGCTTCGTCCTAGCGTCTGTCTCTAGCTTACTAATCTTTTCAGACTGTTCAGTCTGAATCTTAGTAGCTTCTTCTCGGAACGCTTTTAGCTCTGCGTTCTCTGCCTGCATCTCTGCAAACTTTCGGTCTGTGTCGTCCGTGTTTTCCTCTGTCTTATCAGGCATACCCTTTACTTCCTCGTCTGCTGATTCTAGGATTTCATCGCTACCAGCAATACTAAACCCTTGCTCGCTTGCTACTAATGGTCTTAGGCTTCTCTCCTTAAAGAATGGCCTAGTAGTAATAGCTGCGCCGATTACTACATCTTCGTATGTTTTCCCTGATTCCGGCTGTACGAAACTCTCTAGAAACTCGGGTGAGACATACCTATAGCCACCTGCCTTAATAAGAGACTTACCCCTATCTGTCCAATCTACCTTTGCATCTACGCTACCGTCTGTATTCTGGCGTAGCTCTTTAATCCACCCTACCGCCCCGGATAGTTTTAACTGGTGCTCTGCGTCTACTGGTAGTTGTTCTTGGTATACCTTGTTCTTAAAGTTCTTTACGAAACCTGCGTTACGTTCTTTAGTGAATGCTACCGTACCGTACCTCGGGTGCTTATGACTCCCCACCTTTGGTAGTAGGGGCATCCAGTCCGGCGCTTCTGCGTAGGCTTGTGGCGTCTCTAGGAATAGCCACCGGCCCGATAGCTTGCCCTCGGCCAGTGCTATGCCGCGCTCGCTGAATAGGTCGCACGTATCTGTACGTTCAATAGACCCCTCTACCATGCGACAGGAACCGTAGGTGTAAAACTTACAGTCTCCGCAAGTCTGGCCTACCTCGTTTGCCTTGCGGAAGTTTACCCGCTCATCTGCTTTAGGTAGTCTGGCGTTCTGTGCGAATCCGGGTTCTACATCGTTCGTGTAGTCTAGTACCGATTCATAAAACTCTCGCTCTGCCGCTTCGTACTCGGGTAGCGGTAGCTCTAGCTCCTCTGCGTGTGAACGAATAGTAGCGGTAATCTGTCGCGCTACCTGCGCCTTAGCCTTACCGCCTGCATATCCCCTAGCCATATTTTCTACGGCTCTGTATGTCTCGCTATCTACTTTCCCTTTAAGTAGCTCGCGGAGTCGCGCCAGAAAGGTAGTCATTGGTTGAAAGTCGTCTGGCATGGCGGCTTAGATTAGTCTCACCCCGGAAAGCCTGTCAACCCCTCTAGCGTTTCGCCTACTAGCGACAGTAACTAGCTCCGTACTATACCAGTAGTACACCTACAGTTAGGGTGCGCTGGTGGACTCTTTATCTGCTCTCCGTCTGGTAGCTTGAAATGTCCATCCATACTCCGCGTCTTTCCGGTCATAGGCTCGCATATATCTTCACATAGCCTATCGTCTGGCGTTACTATGTACACTACTTTAGCATCTTTGGTTAGTAGGCCGTCTTTCTTAGCCTCGTTCCAAAACGTAGCTTGCCCGGTATTCGCTGCTCGCATAGTCTCTGTACGGGCAATCGTCATAGCCTGTTTACTAGCTTGCTTCGTTAATGACATTTCTAGTGTCTCTTGTATCGTCTGCCAGTTTGTACTACCCGGTGGCAGTTGTTCTATCTTCTGGCCTAGCGCGAGTACCCCGGCATCCGGGGCCGTAATTGTTAGGTCTACCAGTTTAGTGATATTCTTTGGTTCGATACCATACATAATAG